GACGGCGATATCGAAATAGTGTGGACCACTAACAAGGCCGTGACCATTTACATGGTTGTACGCCCGTACAACTCACCAAAAGAAATCACCGTCAATATTTTGCTTGACCTGAGCAGCAACTAGGAGCAGCCACCATGCGTTTATCGGGTATGAATTTTAACGTCAACATAGGTGACATGATGGTGCAAGTTGACACCGCCACCTTAACCATTACCGACAACAGCGCGGTAAGCCAAACCAGCGGTGTACCAGACGGTTATGTTGACGGCGATGTAGCAGCCAGCGGCGAGCTTAACCTGAATGCAAGCCAGTTTGCGCTGATATCACAGCAAGCAAAATCGTCAGGATCATGGCGCAGCATGCCTACGTTCCCAATTATGTTTTATGCCAAAACCGGCAAAGACGAAATGAAAGTAGAAGCATTCGGCTGCCGCATCAAGCTAAGCGATCTGCTGGATATCGACAAAAAAGGCGGTCAGGCCAGTTTGTTCAAAATACCGTTTGATGTAACAGACCCGGACTTTGTACACATTAACGGCGTGCCGTACCTGCGGCCGGAAGAAATCGCCAACATTAAGCAGTAGTAAATGGACGCAGCCGATTTTGTAACAGCAGACCAGCTGCGGGCACAACAGCGCTTTGAAGCACAACGCAAAGCGCTTGCAGCCAGGCAGGTAAAACCCAGCGCAAAGGACTGCGCAGAGTGTGGCGATGAAATACCACAAAAGCGCAGGGAAGCAATAACAGGCGTGCAGCTGTGCACCGGCTGCCAACAAAAAACAGAGTAGTAGCAATGGAACAAGTGAATTTTGGTTTTATATCAGCACTAGAAGGCGGCCCCGTGTTGCGTGGCTACGTGCCTGATCCTGTTAAATCAAATTCAGGCGTAACCATTGCCACCGGTTTTGATATTGGGCAGCGCACCGACAGCGAATTAGTAGCGCTGCTACCAGAGCAGGGCGAACTGGTAGACAAGCTGGCCCCTTACTGCGGTTTAAAGCGCCAAGCCGCCGTTGCAGCACTGGCCAAAGCGCCGTTGCATATTGGTATAGCGCAAGCCAATGCCATTGATAACGCCGTAAAGCAGCAGCTGTTAAACCAGCTGCAGCAGCGCTACAACAAAGCAGCAGTAACCGAATTCACCAGCCTTACACCGGCCATGCAAACGGTAATAGCGTCGGTGGCGTTTCAGTACGGCAACTTAGCACAGCGTTGCCCACGGTTTTGGCACACAGCCGTAAACGCCGACACAGCAGGCATGGTTTACGAGCTTAAAAACTTTGGTGATCGCTACCCGACACGGCGGCTAAAAGAAGCCAATTATTTACAAAAATTCAGCCAGGCGGATCACGTATGAACTGGAAAGACATAGCAAGCACAGTCGGCAGCATAGCCGGTGCAGTGGGCCCGTTACTGGGTGGGCCTGTCGGGCTGGCCGTGAGCATAGGCAGCCAGATAGCAGGCGCGCTGGGCACTGAAAACACACCAGACGCCGTAGCAGCCGCACTGCGTACCGACCCTGCAGCAGCACTAAAGCTGCAGGAATGGGCAAAGGAAGAACGCGAGCAAATACGCCAGGCAAACATAGAGCTGCAGCGAATCGCACTGGACGAACACAAGGCGATACTTGCAGACAGGCAGAACGCCAGAACACAGCACGGCGATCACTGGATGCCGGCAGTTCTTACGCTGATTTTAGTAGCCATGTTTGCCGGCCAGCTAACAGCACTTTTCATTTTCGACATACCCGATAAAAACAGAGATTTGCTGGTTTATTTGTCGGGCAATTTCGTGCCGTTCTTAGCCGCCGCTGTGGCCTATTGGGTAAGTTCAACCAAAGACGCAGCCCAGCGGGAAAAACTAATGAGCATGGCTAACCAAGGGCAACACAGCGCAACTGGAACGGGTAAGCCTGGAGCGTAGGAATGGACGATTCAACAACAAATTGGCTTTTGGTAATTGTGGGGTTTCTAAGCGTGATCCTAGCTGTAGTAGTACCGCTTATCGCGCATTTATACAGCGTGGTGCACACCAACAGCAAAGATTTGAGCGACCACAAAACCCACATTGCCGAAAACTACCCCACAAAAATTGAGGTGGAAAAGCTGGGTTACCGCATAGAGCGGCAAATGAAAGACGGCTTTGACAACCTCAAAGAAATTTTAAACAACAGAAGAGATAAGGACGCAGCATGAAAAAGAACATCGTTTTAACCATCGGCAAAACTGATTTTACCTTTAGCGTATCAGTGCAGGATCACAGTGACTTTATCGACGCCACCGCGCGCGGTTCGTCTATCACAGCGGCATCGCACAACTTGGTAATGCGCACCATTGATGCCGCGCAAAAAGAAGACTTTAAAAAGCTGCTGGAAAGCTCACCAGGTGCAGAGCTGCAAATTGCCGGCACATTAAAGGGTGAATTCTCACCGGTACTGGAAATAGCTGTAAAAAAATAGAAGAGCTGGTCGAGGCCATAGACTCGAATCAGCTTGAACAACTGTTTATTTACCGGCGGCACCTGCTGCCAAACGAAGACGACGAGCCAAAAAGTTTAGCCCGTGCAGCCTGGCTAATGAAACGCCAGCGGGAAGACTTGGAAGCCATAGTAACCAACGCAGTATGTAAAGCGTTTGGCGGCTAAACGTGACCCGCCGGCCGCAGAGTTTTTGCGCCGGCCGTGTCACAGATAAATGTAACTACACTGCAGCGCTGTCATAAATGACTACGCTGGCCACAGCACAAAGGGCAACGAATGAGCTTACCAGCGCCGCTGATGTTTACCGTAGGGCTGATAGACCAGATAACCAAGCCGATTGCCAAAATCAGCGGAAAGTTAAACGGTTTAGCATCCAACTACCAAGCCGGAACCATGCAAATGGCTACCGGTATTGCCGGTATTGCAGCCAGTGGTTACGCCCTGCAGGGTGCGCTTATGCCGGCCATAGAAATGGACCGCGCGCTGGGCGAGGTTAAAAGCCTTGGAGTACGAGACAGCGCCCTTAAAATGCTTACACAAAACAGCTACCAGTACGCGCTTCAATACGGCGAATCAGCTGCTGACTTTGTGCGATCAAGCTATGACATTCAATCTGCAATAGGTGGGCTAAACGATGCTGATTTAAGCCGGTTTACCATGGCATCTAACGTGCTGGCAAAGGGCACAAAGGCAGATGCAGCGGTAATTACCAGTTATATGGGCACCATGTACGGCATTTTTAACAAAGATGCTGAAAGAATAGGTAAGGGTAAGTGGGTTGAGCAACTAACGGGTATGACAGCAAAAGCCGTTCAGTTATTTAAAACTGACGGCAAAAAAATGTCAGACGCCTTTAACCAGCTGGGAGCATCAGCAGGGCTTGCCCCGCTGGCGGAGCAAATGGCTGTGTTGGGTACGCTGCAGATGGCGAAAGGCGGCGGGGGAGAAGCAGCCACACAATACCGGGCATTTTTAGCTGGTGTGGGTAAAGCTCAGGATGCTTTAGGGCTGAAGTTTGTCGATTCAAACGACAAGATGCTGCCAATTATCGACATACTGGAGAAAATTCAAGGCAAATACGGCGACCTGAACGGCGAAACGGCAAAATTAAAAATTACAAAGGCGTTTGGCGGAGATCAAGCGTTAGGCGGCATCCAGTATTTAATAAACAATATAGACATGCTCAAGGGTTCAATTGATGAACTGGGGCAAGTGAAGGGTATGGAATTAGCCGAAAAAATGGCCGCATCCATGACAGACCAAAGTAAGCGCCTGGCTGAAAGCTGGTTTGTTATCCGTGCCGCCATCGGCAGCGCAATACTACCGGCATATAACAGCTTTGTTAAGGGTATAGCCGACATGGGGGCTGAGGTGCTTTGGTTCACCAATATGTTTCCCAACTTAACCCGCTGGATTGGCTATCTGGTGGTAGGGTTTTTCGCAGCCGTGGCAATTGGCGGTGCTTACACGCTAATGCTGGGGGCCGGTACGCTGGCCATGACCACATTCACACTGGCATCGGGTTTGCTGGGGGGCGCGCTGGGTTTTGTAGGCACAGTATTGGGGTTTTTAATACCATCACTAAAAGCCGTTAGGGCAGCAATACTGGCCGTAAACATAGCCATGTACGCCAACCCGATTGGCCTTATTGTTGCCGGTGTGGTCGCCGCAATAGCCGCAGTGGGCGCGCTGATTTACTTTTGGGACGACTTAAAAGCCACTATGTCAGAGTGGGGCTGGGTCCAGGCAATTTACGGAATATTCTCAAAAGTATGGACCGGCATAAGAGATATGTTTGCCAGCGCAATGCGCTGGATTATCGACAAGCTTAGCTATATCGGCATCGACATAAAAGCAGACTTTTCAACAGGCAAAACGCCTGAATTTGAACCCATAAACGCCGCCGCCACCGCAAACAGCATTAATGCCATAGAGCCGGTAAAAGCCACGGTGCCACGCGGTGGCATAAGCCAGCAAATTGCCAACGCCAACAACAGCAAATCAACCACCGTGGGCAACATAAACATTTACCCGCAAAAGGTAGACCCTAACTTTGCCAATTACGCGGAAATGCACATATGAGCATTTACACAGATTTGCACATAAGTAACGGCGATGTGGTGTTAGACGCCGGCAAAAACCCGCTTTACCTGACCGACAGGGCCGCCATAGCGCAAGACATAGCGCATGCCATTTTAGACACCGGCCTTGCACATTTGCTGGTAAGTGATCGGGGAACCGGCGTAACGGCCGACACGCAAATAAAGCTGAAACTGCTGGTTGAAGACGATGTAAGAATTCTGCCGGGCACAGTAAGAATTGAACAGGTAACAAGCGGCCAGTGGTGGGTATATGCCGACACTATTGATTTTGGCCCCGTATCGGCGCCCATAACAACAGCGCCAGAGGTGAATTGATGGCAGACAAAATAACAGCGCCAAACATTAACTTTACCAAAATTGTGGAAGCCGCAGGCATACCAACAACAGAGGAAGGCTGGAAAGCGCTATTTAAACAGGACGTAGACGCAGAAGGCAGCATTATAGCCAACGACTCGCCATATTCGCCTTTCTGGAGGTTAATCAGCGCCATAGTAGCCAAGCCGGCAACGTGGATAGTAAACAACGTGCTGATAGGCGCTATTCTGCCAAACCTGTTTTTGCTAACCGCTACCGATGATGAATTTATCGAGCTTATCCCAAATGATGAAAAACTCCTGGAGGGCATGCGCTTTCACCAACGCTACCGTGACATTTCATT